ATGAAGAAGAAAAGGTTTACGCAACTAAAGAAGAACTTGCAGAACTTAAAACAAGCAATTGAAGAAATCAAAGCAATTATTGAAAAGCAAGAAATGTCTAAGGTTGAAGAAACTGTAGAAGAAAAAGACTTAGAGCTTTCAGCGGTTGAAGCACCAGTAGAAAAGGTAAAACACAATCCTGAAGCAACAAACGAACAAGAATTAAATCTATTAAGCCAAAAAAGACAAGGCAATTCTACAATGGATAGAGTTTTAAGAAGATTAAATAACTAATAAATAAAAAAAAATGAGTACAACAATTTCAACAACTAACGATGTTCTAAGAGCAAGATCAAAACAGATTACTCTTACGGATTCAGCTCAGATTTATGCTAACCAAGCAGGTAGCGAAATCAACATTGCAACAGATGCTAAGGTTATTACTTTACCGTTAATCGATGCCAACAATATTGGTATGGAATTTACAGTTCGTAATACAGGCGCTAATGGAAACAACATTGTAACGATTGCACCAAACGCTGCTGATGGATTTAATGGTTCTATTACTCAAGCCGCTGCTATTGGTTCAGCTAGTGGAACAGTAGACAAGGATTTAATAAACACAAAAGCAACTGCACTAAGCGGTGATTTCGTAACAGTAAAAGCCATTGCATTGACTAAGTGGTTTATCACTAGCGGTCAAGGTATTTGGGCTTCTCAATCATAATAATAATTAATAAAAAATAAATAAAATGAGTACAACTACGTCTATTACAACTTCGTATCAAGGGGAATTTGCAGGAAAATTTGTTTCCGCTGCGCTTCTAAGTGGGGCAACTTTGGCAAATGACCTTATTACTATCAAACCAAACGTAAAGTTTAAAGAAGTAATGAAAAAGGTTTCTAGCGATGCTATCGTCAAAAATGGCTCTTGTGATTTTGATTCCACATCAACTTTGACTTTAACTGAAAGAATTTTACAGCCTGAAGAGTTTCAGGTAAACTTACAACTGTGTAAAAAAGACTTCGTATCTGACTGGGAAGCAATTTCTATGGGATATTCAGCTTTTTCTGATCTACCTTCTAGCTTTAGTGATTTCTTAATCGCTCACGTGGCAGGTAAAGTTGCACAAAAAACTGAAAACACAATCTGGAGCGGTACAAACGCAAACGAAGGTGAATTTGATGGTTTTACAACTACTCTATTAGCTGATGCTGACGTTGTAGATGTAGGCGGAGGAGCGGCTGTAACGTCTGCGAATGCCGTAGAAAAAATCGGCTTGACAGTAGATGCAATTTCTCAAAATGTCTATGGCGCAGAGGACTTACAAATTTTTGTTTCTAGCAATGTGATGAGAGCTTACGTTAGAGCATTAGGAGGTTTCGCTACAAACATAGGAGGAGCAGGTACAGACAACAAAGGGACACAATGGTATAGCGGAGGAGCAGTCACATTTGATGGAATTCCTTTAGTTCTTGCGCAAGGATTAACAGCAAATAAAATGGTTGCTGCTGAAAAGTCTAACTTATTCTTTGGAACTGGTCTTTTATCTGATCAGCAAGAAGTTAAGGTAATTGATATGGCTGACATTGATGGTTCTCAGAATGTAAGAATCGTTATGAGATACACAGCTGGAATTCAACACGCTATCGGTTCAGACATCGTTCTTTACTCGTAGTAAATAAACTAACTTAAAGGGTGGGTGAGCCAATGAGCCTACTCACCCTTTTTTAATACATAAAAAAAATGGCTTGTGATTTAACACTTGGTAGAAAAGAACCGTGTAAAGATTCGATTGGCGGTCTGAAGAATATTTATTTTGTTGCATTTGGAGGTTTAGGTACGGTATCTTTAACAAATGATGAAATAACAAATTTAACTGGAGCTTCAGGAAGTTTAACTGCATTTAAATACGAATTAAAAGGAAATTCTAGCTTTGAACAAGCTATTACTTCTTCAAGAGAAAATGGTACAACTTTCTTTGACCAAACTCTTACTTTAACATTAAAAAAATTAACAAAGGAAGATAACAAAGAATTAAAACTTTTAGCGTACGGTAGACCTCACGTNGCTGTTGAAGATTACAACGGTAATGTATTTATGATGGGAACTGAAAATGGAGCTGAAGTTACTGGAGGAACAATAGTTACAGGAGCTGCAATGGCTGACCTTAGTGGTTATACATTAACCNTAAACGCNCAAGAACCTTTACCTGCTAACTTTATGGATTCAGATACAAAAGATGTCGATTTCCCATTCAGTGTTGTAGATTACGCAGGATTAGATGGTACGGTTACAATTACTTTAGGAACAAACTCTTAATAAGATTGTGTTTTATAGAAATTAGAGGGCATATTGCCCTCTTTTTTTATGCCTATATTTAAAACACTTTAGTCTATTCTTGTTACTTTAGTATGGAGATTTTAACAACATCAACAGCTAATCAGGCGATAAGGATAATACCTCGTGCCGATGCAACTAATCCAACTTTATCTTTAACAGATAAGTCTACTAGGAAAACAATAGCTGTAACTGTTGCTAAAACAACAGACGAAGACTTTATGGTCTTAACAGGTTCTTTCGCCTTAATAGAAGGGAATCAATATTCTTTTGTAGTTAAAAATGGAACTGCTGAATTATATAGAGGCATGATATTCTGTACTAATCAAACTGATTTACATAAGTATTTTGTCAATCAAGGAGAATACACATCTGAAGACAGTTATGATAATGAGTTTGTAATCATATAATGAATAAAATATTAAAAGTGGCTAAAAATAGAAAAGTAAGTTTAGCAGTAGATAAGGTAAAGCAATCAATTCACGTCTTGAATTTATCATCCTACACAAAACCTGAAGTAAATGAATCAACTCGTTATGATTGGGTAGAATACGGAGATGACAATGACTATTTCTCTTACCTTATTGGTAGATATAATGGTTCGCCTACAAACAATGCCGCTATTAATGGAATAGCTGAAATGATTTACGGTAAAGGATTAGAGGCTACTGATAGTACTGAGAATTCAAAGGACTACGAAGAAATGAAGTCGTTGTTTAAGAAAGATGTTATAAAGAAAATATCTTACGACTATAAAATGATGGGTCAAGCTGCTTTGCAAGTAATATACAGTAAAGACAGAAATAAGATTGTTCAGGTAGAACATATGCCAGTTGAAACTCTTAGAGCCGAGAAAGCTAATTCTGAAGGAGAAATAGAAGGATATTATTATTCTTCTGACTGGTCAGAGATAAATAGTAAGAGTAAGCCTAAGAGAATATCGGCATTTGGTAAAAGTAAAGATGGAATAGAGATTCTATACATCAGACCTTATAGAGCAGGTTTTTATTACTACTCTCCGGTAGATTATCAAGGGGGTTTACAATACGCTGAATTAGAAGAAGAGATTGCAAACTACCATATAAATAATATTCAGAATGGACTGCAACCTTCAATGCTTATTAACTTCAATAATGGAGTTCCTGATAAAGAAAGCAGAGATGAGATTGAAAGAGCCATCTACAGCAAGTTTAGCGGTAGTTCTAACGCAGGTAAGTTTATTTTGGCATTCAACGATAGCAAGGAGCTTGCGGCTTCAATAGAGCCTGTTGTATTGAACGATGCCCATCAACAATATCAATTCCTTTCAGATGAGTCAATGAAGAAAGTAATGGTTTCCCATAGGATTGTATCTCCAATGTTAGTTGGAATAAAAGACAATACCGGTCTTGGGAATAATGCCGAAGAGTTACAAACAGCATCTTTGCTTATGGATAACACAGTTATTCGACCTATGCAGGTAACTATCTTAGATGAGTTGGAAAAGATATTGGAATACAATGATATTAACCTAGATATTTACTTTAAGACGTTGCAACCTTTAGAATTTACTGATTTGACTAATGCTATAACTGATTCCGAAATAGAAAAGGAAACTGGCATTAAGAATGAAGATGGTAATATTACAGTAGAAGAAGAAGTAGATACAAAAATAGAAGAATAATGGCAACAGCTCTATTTATAAAAAGACAAGACCTAGTTAAAAATACTGCATTAAGCGGCAATGTTGATACGGATAAATTTATACAGTTTATAAAACTAGCTCAAGAGATTCACGTTAGAAGTTATTTAGGAACTGATTTATACGATAAAATAAGTGCTGATATAGTTGCAGGTAATTTAGCAGGAGATTATTTAGAGTTAGTTAACGATTATATTCAAGATATGCTAATTCACTTTGCAATGGCTGAATATCTTCCTTTTGCGGCATACACAGTTGCAAATGGAGGAGTTTATAAGCATACAAGCGAGAATAGTCAGTTGGCTGACAAAGCTGAAATAGATTATCTTATAGCTAAGGAGAGAGATTATGCTGAGTATTATACTAATAGATTCATTGAGTATATGACTTATAATGCTTCAAGCAAATTCCCTGAATATTATACTAATAATAATGAAGATATTTACCCTGACAAGGATGCATTATTTAATGGATGGCACTTTTGAAAAAGAAAAATAAAGTTAAATCTAAATACAAGCCTAAAAAAGAAAACGAAATTAAACTAAATAGTTATCTTATAAAGAGAAAAGATGAGCTTCGGAGCAATATATTGTGAAAGTTACTTTGGTTTAAGGAATGCAACCAATTCTTGGGGAAGTATTTATCCAAGTTGTGGCATAGCATTTACAACAGACAGCACTTTATTTTCAACAGATACAACATTATATACAACAGATAGAACAGTAACATAAAGAATTAATAATGGCACAAGAAAACATAGACATAGGAGCAGCTAATGCCGGTAATGGAGATACTCTATTCGCTGCTTTTACTAAAGTACAAAATAACTTTACCGACCTTTACACTAATCCGGCAGGAGACATTACCGGTGTAGTTGCAGGAGATGGATTAACAGGAGGTGGTACAGCAGGAAATGTAACATTAACTTTAGGAGTTGACAATTCAACAATTGAAATTAATTCAGATGCCGCAAGAATAAAAGACTTAGGTGTAACAACTGCTAAACTAGCTAATGATTCTGTAACTTTTGGTAAATTAGGCGTTGAATATACAGCATCAACTGCACTAACTTCAGCAACTGCAATTACAGTAAATACAGCGTTATCTGATGTTTTTACTTTTACAGCAGGTCATTCAGCAACTTTAAATTTTACTAACGTAGGAATTGGAGATTTAAAAAGTTTTGTAATTACAGGAAGTTCAGGAGGTGCGGCTCA